AGTGGTACAACAGGTACTAGTGGTACTACAGGTACCTCGGGAACTACAGGTACTAGTGGCACTACAGGTACCTCAGGTACAACAGGTACTTCAGGTACAACAGGTACAAGTGGTACAACAGGTACCTCAGGAACAACAGGTACAAGTGGTACAACAGGTACATCAGGTACAACAGGTACAAGTGGTACAACAGGCACTAGTGGTACAACAGGTACAAGCGGAACTACAGGTACTAGTGGTACAACAGGTACATCAGGTACAACAGGTACAAGTGGTACAACAGGCACTAGTGGTACAACAGGTACAAGTGGTACAACAGGTACATCAGGTACAACAGGTACATCAGGTACAACAGGTACATCAGGTACAACAGGTACTAGTGGTACAACAGGTACAAGTGGAACCACAGGTACCTCAGGAACTACAGGTACTTCAGGTACAACAGGTACCAGTGGAACTACAGGTACCTCAGGTACAACAGGCACTTCAGGTACAACAGGTACTTCAGGAACTACAGGTACTAGCGGTACCACAGGTACCTCAGGAACCACAGGTACAAGTGGCACAACAGGTACATCAGGTTTGTTATCTTTAACAGGTAACACAGATAATGGAGTAATAACTCTTAATAGTACCTCTCCTAACGGTACTGTAGAATCAAATTTATCATTTGATGGATCTATTCTTAGAGTTACCGGTAGTCTAATAACTACAGGATCTAGTGGGGATATAAATGGAACTACATTTACCTTAGTAAAAGGTACTATTTTTCCAAATACAATAAGTGCAAATGGAGCTGTAGGAGATATTATTAAATTCGCCTCTGCTGCAACAACTGCAGGACAGCTTTATTATCTTAATACTACATCTGAAACATGGCAATTAGGATCTAACACAAATGGAGCTACTAGTTCTTTATGTGCTATAGCTGCAGGAACAAATACATCTACTGATGGATTGTGTTTTAAAGGAATAATACAAACAGGTGTTGATTTTTCAGGGAATGTAGGAGCTCCTATATATCTCTCAGGGACTGGTGGAACCTTAACAGTTACCCGCCCCACTACTTCAGGAACTGCTGTTAGAATAATGGGCCATGTTTTAGATGATGACAACGCATATTTTAACCCATCCCCAGATTGGATTACCTTAGCATAAAAATGAAATTTAAACAAGTATCCTTAACGTTTACAGATAATGAAATTTATTTTGATAATAATTCAAAATTTGAAGTTATGATGGATTGGGAAGATACTTTAATGTCTGCCTCAGCAACATACGCTTGCTCTAAAGGTGGTGATATTTTAGAAGTTGGCTTTGGAATGGGTATATCAGCAACTTATATACAACAACACGATATACAGTCTCATACTATTTGTGAAATCCATCCTGTAGTAATAGAAAAAGCATTAAAATGGGCTAAAGATAAACCTAATGTAAATATTGTGGAAGGAGATTGGTATAAAAATAAGGATAAATTAGGGCAATTTGATGGTTTATTTTTTGACACTTATAATGATCCTAATTTAAAATATTTTAGTTCTGTATTACCCCATTTAGTAAAAAAAGGAGGAGTAGCAACATGGTGGAACAGTATGGGAAAAGCTTCTAACGCTTATCGTATAAATAATGTAGAATACCAAGAATTTGAAGTAAATCCACCTAAAAATAGCTATTTCAACTATAAAACTTATTATTTACCTAAATGGCAACATTAATAGTAAATACAAATAAAAGAGGAACTATTAAAGCCACTGGAAATAGTGGAAGGGGTAATACTTATGATAACGTAAGAGAAAATAGTACATTTGTTACTTCTACTACTAATAGCCCCACCTCAGATGACTCTAATGCAATACTTTACAATAAAGTATCCGATGGTAGAGGGGGCTCTGATTGGTCTTTTAATAGAACATATGCTTACTTTGATTTATCAAGTTTACCAGCAGGAGCTACAGTTACTGATGTTGAATTAGCTATAACTTCATCAGGAGCTGACTTTGATGATGAGGTTTACATACTAAGTTCTAGTGCTTTTAGTAATGGTACATCTACATTAGCCTCTAGTGAATACTATACAAGTATAAATTATGCAGTTCCTTATGCTACTAAAATTACATCATGGCCTACTAGTGGAAATTCTGCTTTATACACCTTAAATAGTGACGCCATAGATGATGTACAGGATAATAATAGACTTATAATAGCATTTGTAGATGGGTATGATTATGATGATACTGATACTGGATTTTTAATTGCAGCATCAAGAGCAGGATTTAAATTTTCTACAGGAGCAGATGTTATGCAACTTAAAGTAACATATACCCCTGCTACTACAGGGGATATAGCTAGTATTGATAATGTAAGTTTTACTAACATAAGCAAATTTGATAATGTGTTAAAAACTTCTATTTCCCAAATAAATGGGATTAATGCTTAATTTAGGGGTTTCTAACCTTTTTTAATATTTATAAATAAACAACATGCCTAACACTCCTATTTGGCCCGGATCTTCATCATTCTTCCCAGGAGAAACTCCTTTTGGTTTTTATGACAATGATATTGAATTTCAACAAGATGCCGATAAAGTATCAGTGTTTTGTGCTCGTCGTTTAGGGTACCCTTTAACGGATGTTGAATTACAAGATATTAATTTTTATGCAGCTTTTGAAGAAGCTATAACTACATATGGCAATGAAGTTTATGCTTACCAAGCCAGCCAAAATTATTTATCTTTAGAGGGATCTACTACAGGTTCTAACTTAAACTATGTTCTCCAAAAACCTAATTTAAGTACTACTATAAGAATATCTGAAGCTTATGGAACTGAAGCAGGAGTAGGGGGAACAGTAAATTGGTATAGTGGTAGTGTAAATTTAACAAAAGGTCAACAAGTTTATGACTTAAATGAATGGGCACTTTCTCAAAGTATACAAGAAGGAGATTTAGAAGTAAAAAAAGTATTTTATGAAGCTCCCCCTCCTATTGTTAGATACTTTGACCCTTATGCTGGAACAGGAACAGATGTACAAGGATTATTAGATGCTTTTGGATTTGGAAATTACACCCCAGGAATTAATTTCTTATTGATGCCTATTAATTTTGATTTATCTAAAGTTCAAGCTATTGAATTTAATGATCAAATTAGAAAATCAAATTATAGTTTTGAATTAGTAAATAATAAACTTAGAATATTTCCTATCCCTAATAAAGATGGGGAAAAACTTAACTTCCAATACCTTTTAAAATCTGAAAGAAACTCCCCCATAGTATCAGGCAGTTTAGGAACAGGAGTAATAACAGATATATCTACTGTTCCCTATAGTAATCCTGTTTACCAACATATTAATTCTATAGGTAGGCAATGGATTTTTGAATATACCTTAGCTTTATGTAAAGAAATGTTAGGATATGTTAGGGGTAAATACACAACAGTACCTATTCCAGGAGCTGAAACTACTTTAAATCATGGTGATTTAATTACTGCAGCTACAGCTGAAAAAAATGCATTAGTAGAAAGGTTACGTAACTATTTAGAAGAAACTTCTAGAACTAAGCTTTTAGAAAAAAAGGCTAATGAAGCAGATTATCTGCAAAAAGAACTTAATAGCGTACCTTATACTATTTACATTGGCTGATGGCTTTATTTGGTAGACAAAGAGATATAAATTTATTTACAACAATCAATCGCGAATTGTTGGGGGATGTAATTACCCAACAGTGTGCTTTTTTTAAATTTAGACTAGACCAAACTGTAATAAATTTATATGGTGAAGCAGCAGAAGACAAATATTACGATGGCCCTACTTTATTTAATTGCTTAATAGAAAGAAAAGACCAAGAATACCCAGAAAGTGATTTAGGTGTAGATTTCCAATGGGGTATAACTTTTAAATTTTTAAGAGAAGATTTAATAGATGCTAGTGTAGTACCTGAAGTAGGTGATATAATTTTTTATTACGGAGGCTACTATGAAGTAGATTCCACTAACTCCAATCAATATTTACTAGGTAAAAACCCAGATTACCCCTATGACCCTAATCCTTTAAACCCAGGATTAGAGCAATTTGGTTCTAATTACTCTATAATTTGTGAAACCCACTATGTACCCGGTGATAAACCTGGTATAGAAAGAATGAGACTTTAATGACTACTAGAAGAACACCTATTCCCAAAACACAAAAAGAAATTTCAAACAGTTTAATTAATCCCTATGATAAATTAAACCGTGGTAATCCTAATACCCCTGATGTTTTAAATAGAGGTAATAAAACTTCTTATAGGGATGATGATGTTAAACCTTTTAGTATAGGAATTAAAGATATTGACGAATCTATTCTTTTTTACTTCGAAAATGTAATTCGCCCTTCAGTAGTGCAAAATGGTCAAAGAATTGCAGTTCCTGTTATATATGGAGCTCCTGAAAGATGGAAATCTATGCAACGTGATGGCTTTTTAAGAGATGAAAAAGGTAAACTTATGGCTCCTCTTGTTATGTTTAAGCGTACTAAAATAACACGAAATAAAGAGTTGTATAATAAATTAGATGCTAATTATCCTAATAATATTGCTTATTATGAAAAAGCATATACTAAACAAAATGCATACGATAAATTTAATATATTAAATAATAGATACCCCGTAAGACAACAATATGCTGTTATAGTTCCTGATTATGTAACTTTAGATTATTCATGTGTTATTTACACTTATTATGTAGAACAATTAAATAAAATTGTAGAAGCTATAAATTATGCTTCTAATTCATATTGGGGAGATAAAAATAGATTTAAATTTAAAGCTAATATTGACTCGTTTGACAATACCACTGATTTAGAAAGTGGAACTGAACGCACTGTAAGAGCTACTTTTGATATATCTTTAAAAGGTTATATTATTCCTGATATAATACAAAAAGATTTAACCCTTGATAAAAAACGTTATAGCTATGCCCAAACTGTTATACAAACTGAAACTGTAGCTAACATTGATAATATTAGTGATGCTGAATTAAATAAACCTATAAACACAAAAAATTCTAAAAATTTTGTTACGGCTCCTAAATTTAATCCTAATAAAAGATAAAGTTAATTTTGAAAAAAAATTGTATATTTATAACAAAATAAAAATACTACAATGGAAAATTCTTCTTTAGTTAAGTTATCTCAAGACGAACTTTTAGAAATAAAAAACCTACAGGTCTCTGAAAAATCTCTAGTTATGCAATTTGGACAATTAGAATATCGTATCCAAAGTTTAGAGTTACAAAAAGAACAATTAATTGAAAATATAAGTAATTTAAAACAACAAGAAGCAGATATAGCTAATAAGTTGCAAGAAAAATATGGAGACGGAACTATAAATTTAGAAACAGGAACCTTTACTAAACAAGATTAAAACTAACATACAAATAAAATGGCAGAACAAATAGTATCACCCGGAGTATTTACAAGAGAGAACGATCAATCTTTTATTACTCAAAATCCCATCCAAGCAGGAGCGGCTATTATAGGCCCCACAGCACAAGGACCTGTAGAAATCCCTACATTAGTCACATCTTATAGTGAATTTAAAAATAAATTTGGTAGTACCTTTGTAAGTGGAAACCAAACTTATTCTTATTTAACATCAATTTCTGCTTATAATTATTTTCAAAATGGAGGAACTACCTTACTTGTTACTAGAGTAGTAACAGGATCGTTTACTTCTGCTAACAGTACTGATATTACTAATGGTGTACCTTCTGTAACAGGAGGTCCTGCTACTGGTAGTTTTACTTTTGGAGGAGATAGTCCTGAACTAACAGGTGATAACGGCATTAGAATAAATTATAATGGAGCTAATTACTTATTTGTATCGGGTGCTGGAGAAGGGGATATCCCGGCAGACAATTTATACTTCTATACAGGATCAGATTTAAATGGATTAGCAGAAAATATTAATGATAATGTTAGTACTTTATTTAGTGCTTCTGCAGGAAGTGGATTAGAACTTCAATTAAGTGCCTCATTTAATGGTACTAATGGTGATAGTATTACTGTTACTACAGGTTCCCTTTCTGAATTATTATTAGCAGAGGGTGATACTGAAATATTATCTTTAAGTGGAAGTGTTAATGATGTTTTAGGATCTGCTTTCGTATTAAAAACAATATCAGAAGGTACCTTGATGAACAGCACAGGATCTGAAGATACTAATGGTTCATTAACAAATGGAACTAAAGATAATGTTAGGTGGGAAATTTCTCAAGCAGACACAAGCTCTGGAACATTTACTTTATTAATTAGAAGAGGAAATGATATTACTAATGAAAAAGTAGTTTTAGAAACTTTTGCAAATATATCTTTAGATCCTGAACAAGATAATTACTTAGGGAAAATAGTAGGAGACCAATACCAACAAGTACAAACTGATAGTGATGGTAACAACTACGTACAAGTAGTAGGTGAATACCCTAATAGAAGCAAATATGTTTATGTTTCTGCTATAAATTACCCAACCCCTGATTTTTTTGATAATATAGGAAATGCTAAAACAGAATTTACAGCTTCAATCCCCGTAGTAGGAAGTGGATCATTTGGTTTAGCTACTGGTGATTTATTTGGAAGTAGTAGAACTGCTAACTTTTATAATAATATTGACAACACAGATTCACAAGGTTTAGAAGCTGCTAACTATACAACTGCTATTGACCTTATTAAGAACAAAGATGAATATGTTTATAATGTTGTAACAGTTCCTGGACTAGTACATGCTTTTGGTTCTCATACCTCAGAAATCAGCACTTTAGTTAATAACACTCAAAATAGAGGAGATGCTATTGTAGTAGCAGATATGGTAGGATATGGTTCTACTATTAGCGCAGTTACTACCCAAGCATCAGCTATTAATTCAAGTTATACAGCTACTTATTGGCCCTGGACCCAAATCATTAACCCAGACACAGGTAAAACTAATTGGGTACCTGCTTCTACTCTTATCCCTGGAGTGTATGCCGCTAATGATAGATCATCAGAACCTTGGTTTGCCCCTGCAGGTATTAATAGAGGAGGATTAACTCAAGTAATTCGTCCTGAAAGAAAATTACAAAGAGCAGATAGAGATGTTTTATATGAAGGAAATGTAAATCCAATTGCTAATTTCCCCGCAACTGGTCCTGTAGTATTTGGTCAAAAAACTCTACAAAAAAGAGCATCTGCTTTAGATAGAGTAAATGTAAGAAGATTATTAATTGCTCTTAAAGGATTTATAGGACAAGTAGCTAATAATCTTGTTTTTGAACAAAATACTCAAGCTACTAGAAATAATTTCTTAGCTCAAGTAAATCCATACCTAGAAAGTGTACAACAAAGACAAGGTGTTTATGCCTTTAGAGTAGTAATGGATGACACTAATAACACTCCTGACGTAATAGATAGAAACCAGTTAATAGGCCAGATTTTTATCCAACCTACAAGAACTGCTGAGTTTATTATACTAGACTTTAATGTATTACCTACCGGAGCTGAGTTCCCATCTTAATTAAAGAATAAAAATTTACAATATTTATTAACAAACAAATAAAATGGCAGTATTAGACCCCAACGAAATATTTTTTACCCCGTTTGAACCTAAACAGAAAAATAGATTTATTCTATATGTAGATGGTTTTCCTAGCTACATGATTAAAGGTTTAGGTGCAATAAACGTACAGCAAGAAGCAATTGAATTAAACCACATTAACGTACAAAGATTCGTTAAAGGTAAATCTAAATGGCAAACAGTACAGTTAACACTGTTTGATCCTATTACCCCATCTGGTGCTCAAGCAGTAATGGAATGGGTAAGATTACACCATGAATCTGTAACTGGTAGAGATGGTTATTCTGATTTTTACAAGAAAGATTTATATGTAAATGTATTAGGACCTGTAGGGGATATTATTTCTGAGTGGGTACTAAAAGGATCTATCATCACAGACGCTAATTTTGGAGAATACAGCTATGATGATGATGGTGCTATTGAGTTAACAATGACAATTCAACCCGATTACTGTGTCTTAAATTTCTAATAAAACTGCTATAAAAGTAAAAAAGGGCATCGCAAGATGCCTTTTTTTATATATTTATTATAAACATTAAAAGTTATTATAAATGAGTGAATTTAATTTTCCAACAGAAATTGTTGAATTGCCTTCAAAAGGTTTATTATACCCTGAAGGTCACCCCTTAAAAGAGGGTAAGGTCGAAATGAAATACATGACCGCACGAGAAGAAGATATTTTAACCAATCAAAATTATATCCAAAAAGGTATAGTTTTAGATAAATTACTAGAATCTTTATTAGTTACTAAAGTACCATTAAGTGATTTTTTATTAGGAGATAAAAATGCTATTTTATTTGCAGCTCGTGTTTTAGGTTACGGTAAAGATTATACTTTTACATATAAAGACGAAGAAATCACAGTAGATTTATCTCAAATAGAAATGAACTATTTAGATGATTCTTTGCTTAAAGAAGGTAACCAATTTGAATTTACCTTACCCCATTCTAATATTGAAATTACCTTTAAACTTCTTACTCAAGAAGACGATAACAAGATACAAAAAGAAATTAAGGGAATCAAAAAGGTAAACAAACTTGCCTCCCCAGATCTTTCAACTAGATTAAAGTATATAATCACTTCAGTAAAAGGAGACACGGATGTTAAAACTATCCGTCATTTTGTTGATAACTACCTTTTAGCACGTGATTCTAAAGCCTTAAGGGGCTATATTAAAAATATACAACCTGATGTAAAAATGGTCTTTGATTACGAAGGACCAGATGGGTTAGAACAAGACATTAGTCTTCCAATTAATGCCACGTTTTTTTGGCCTGACGCCTAAACATAGAATTTATATATTCTCTGAAATACACGAAATAGTGTTTCATGGTAAAGGCGGCTATGATCATAACACAGTGTATAATATGCCAATTTGGTTACGTAAATTTACATTACGTCAAATAGTAGAGTTTTATGATAAAGAAAAAAGAAATTACGAAAAAACTTCAAATAATGATAAATCTAAAACAGTAATCGATTCTGAAGGCAATGTAAAATTACCTGAATTCCTAAAGAATCCAGCTAAAAAATCAAGATATAACGTAGAGGGGAGGACATCAAAAAAATGATGTCCTCTCATATTTATTAATATAATATGGCTATAGACGATATAAATGATAATATTGATGACGGTA